ACTTACTTTCTTCTTTAACTTACCAACAACAGCAGCTAGCTGTAGTAGTTTTTCCTCATCCATGATTACTCACCAAGAGCATCGGTAAACTGCTTATCTACCTGCTTTTTAGTCTCCATTTGCATCTTGGCTATGTTTTCATTGCTTTTGATATCTTCTTCCTTCAACATTAACTCAGCAATCTTGATTCTACGTTGGAATTCACGCTCTGCTGAGTCATCGTTGTTAGGAAGGTTCTGAGTGGCTGCATTAACGATCTTAGCTCTTACCTCTTCAGGCATTAACTGAGCCTCTATAGACGCTTTCTGAGCCTCTGCTGCTGCTTTCTGTGCTCTGGCTTGCTTTTCTTGTACTGTAGCTTGTGCATCAGCTAATTGAAGCTGTGTAGCTTGCTGTTGAGCCTGTTGTTGCTCAGGATTTGGCTGTGTTAGCTGCTGAAGTTGCTGTAGTAAGCTCTCACGGTTAGGTAATGATGAGTATTCAACAATTCCTTGTAGTAATAACGGTACAATAGGACTGTTTGGACCTAACGTAGACATCATTGCCATCATCTGAGCCTGTTCAAACTCTCTAGCAACCATCCCTAGCGTACCTGTTGGGATAAATTCAAAGTCTTTTACAGGATAACGGTCAGGAGCAAACTGCATATACCGCCATGCAGCCTTCTGTACGAACGGAATAAGAAAATCTTCTTGGAAATTCACCAAAGAACGCTTGTTCTTCTTGATGATACCGCTAACAGCCATCGCTAAACCAGCCGCTGCTGCATCACCACCACTAACTTGAGCAGGTAAATTAGCTGTATCTAACGTACCTGTAGCCTGTAGCATCATTCTTTCGAAGATTTGAGCTGTTTCAATGTTAGATTTGTCCGTAACACCGAACTTAAATGGTTGTAAGATCTCTGCTGGGTTACCATTGACAAGGATATTCTTCCCTGGTTTGATCTCAAACTTCTGTCCACGAGGTAATCTAGAGGCATCTATAGCCATCATAGGAGCTGCTGTAAGCCCTAAAGAGTCTACATGGCTACGAATCTGTGCATCAACAGCCTTTTGCATGTTGTAGGCCTTCTCAGCCGTTCCACGACCCCAGAAACGACCAGGAACGCTATCAGCTTGGTAGGCAACAACAGGTCTGTCTTGCATCATGAAGGGGTTTTCTTCAGCTTTGAGTAGATCTTCTCCGTTAGCAATAACGATCAAAGCCTCTACCATCTCTGAATACAACTCATCATCTTCAAAGGATAAGTCATCAGGGTTATCTAACAACTTCTTAGGTACTAAACCATAGTAACGAAGTAGTAATACCTTATCTGATTGATAGTAAGTTAAGTCTTGGTTAGGCTCTAGGTCAGTGTCTAAGGATGCTTCACCGATAGCAATCTTTTTATAAACACCATCTTCCATGCCTTTGATGACTGCATGTCTACCTACATACTCTTCAACAGCACAACCCATTGCATCATCAATAGTAGTTGCGTTAGGATCAACAAGGAAGTTACGTGGATTGATTGGTTTTAAGTCTACTGATACTCTATAGTTAGTGTTAACACCAATCATAGCTAATCCAGGCTGTGCTGTAGGCTGTGTTGCTGGTGTTAAACTCTTCTTTTGTTTGACAATGATCTCACCTATACCAGTACCGTAGATCTCTGCTAAGGTCATGATCTGACCAATGTTCTTACGTACTTTATCTTTCTTGAAATCTTCGGACAATAAAGACTTCATCTTTTCAACATCAGTCTTATCCTGATCACTGATGTCATCGCTGATGTCAAAGAATACACCTTTAGCGAACACAGCTTCTTCAAGATCAGCTTGTTTGTTATCTACTGCTTGCTGTAGGGCAGGGCTAATAAGCCTTGAACGCTCAGAATCCCTTGTTTTATCCTCATCAGCATAAAGACCTCGCCATAGACGCTCATACTCGTCCCAGCGATCCATGTAGTTCTCATCCCTGTAGTTACGCCAGTCGTTACAGCGATCCATGACGAAGGCTACTAAGGCATTCTGAGGTGTGATTTCAGATTCAAATTTCATTGTCACCAACCTATTGTTGTGTCTAGGACTTCGTACTCTTCTTCATTCAAGTTCTGATTCCAATCTGCTACCTGTATTTGATCAATGTAACTAACAGCATCTATTAAGTCATCATGCGTCTTGCTATCAGGAAACTGCATCAGTTGGTCTATAAACTTGTTATTCCAATCAGCTTCTTTCAGTACAATCCTACCGTGTTCAAATCGTCCTTGTAGTGACCAAACAATCCTATCTGTCTTCTTCTTATTACCGTGTGTTAACTCTTCAATACGAGGATAGTAGTTTAACCTCCTCATCAGATCATTCATGTAAGGCATTACTGCATTCTTCAGTGCACCTTTTTCAATCCCTACAGCATTGACTCTGTAGTCCTTAGCAGCCTTTAATATCCTCACTGCTGTTTCTCGGACATCCCATCTACCATACTGTATGTCAGCTACCCACCAGCCTTTAGTGTTAACTTTAACAATGGCTATTGCTGTTTCATCCAACTTAGAATTCTTTGTCTTGTTCGCCTGAGATGAATCCGTAAAACCACATAGATCCACCGCAATGAAGTAGTTACCATCTTCAGGTTCTTCGTCAGTAATCTTGATCCATTCATCTTTGAAGATCTCCGACTGTGCAGCCTCAAACGATGCCATAAACTCTTGTCTGAAAGCAAAGCTAGACATTGATCCTCTAGCAGCTTCAATCTCTTCAGGGTCTAACAATGGATTATCAAAGCTAGTGAAGTGCCATGCCTTGTAATGCTGATCCTTACCACTATCACCTAGTTTATACAGTTCATAGAAATGATTTCTACCCATTGGTGTTCCTATGAACATTGCTCTACCCTTCTGATCCGCTAAAGCAGGTCTAAGGATTTGTTCGAACACCTGTGGCTTCATGTCTGCATACTCGTCCATCACTAAGTATTTAAGACTAACACCACGCATTGTTTCTGGTCTATCTGCACCCTTTAGCGATATCATTGCTCCATTCACTAACGTAATCTGCATGTTATTCACATGACTACCTTTGATGACTGGATGTCCTAGCTCTAACAGCGTAGTCCACATAATATCTCTAGCTTGTCCCTGCGTTGGTGCTACATACCAGACATGACCTTTATCAGTCTGTAGAGCCTCTATGATCAGTGTCCAAGCTGCTAACCTTGACTTACCTGTACGTCTACCAGCAGCGATGATCTTAAACCTTACAGGGTCTTTAAAGACCTGTTGTTGCCACGGTAGTAACTTAACTTGTAGATCCATCGTCTTCTTCTTCGTAGTCTATCAAGGTAGTTTCTACTTCAACAGGTTCATGTTCAATCATCTCTACTGGATTATCATTTACTCCAGTGATGTTGATGGTAATGGCTCTAGAGCCTCCACCAGCACCTTTATCCTCAAAATAACTTACTGGCAACATCCTATCAACACACAGCTTCAGTGCTGCCATCTGATCTTTATCCTCATCATTCAGAGCCTTATGCACTATCTTCCTGATGATAGCCTGTGAGTGTGTCAGCAACAGTGAAGCTGTTAGTTCTTTGATCCTTGCTGCTTCACCAGGAGGTCTACCTCTTTTAGCTCTCTTAATGTACTTCCGTACTTCTTCTTTCTTTGGTCTTCCTCTTTTTCTTTTTTTCGCAGGCACTTTCTTTTCTTCATTGACTGCCACGACATCCTGGCTGACTGATGAAGGTAGCGAACAAAGATCAGATATAACTTCAGTTTTAATTTCGGACATCACTACCTCTATATAGTTTCTCTGCCGGAAGGCAGGACTGTAAGGTGTATATAATTTTATGTATCTACAATGTAGTGTATGACGATAAGTTATATGTCTACTATTATTTAGTTTTTATACGATGTTTTGTTCATAGCCTACATAGAAGTATCTATTCTAGCATATTTTTAAGAGTTTGTCAAGTTATTTCTTCATATTCAGTGCAGAATCTGTGTTTGAACCAGTGCAGATTCAGTGCAGACTATACAGCAATCAAGGCTTTAGCGGGACTCCATTAACATGGTGTCATAGGCTCCGCAGAGGCTTTATAGATAACTCATTGATTTTTAAGAGATTTCTTAATAGTAATGGATTATCATTAACAACTTACTTTTTAGCTTTTTTTGAGGCTATTGTGGTGCTACTACGCTAGAACAACATTGTTACCCCTCCCCCTATGTCGTATACTGTATACAGAACACAATAGAGATTGTCGTTAGGATGACAATTGAGACTGTGCAGGACTGTGCAGGTGAAAGAGTGTATCGGTGTAGCACCACATAGATACACCTAAGTCAGTGCAGATGTTCCACGTGAAACTGTTGTATCCGAACAACGCTACCATTCATCCTGGATTATTGTCCGTTCATCGGATAACCCTGAAATGCCGTTGACAAGGCAAAATCAGCTAGGTAGTATGGACACATGGACAAAGCAATTCCGCTAAGTCAAACAACCTGGAGAATCAAATGAACAAAGCAACTTACAACGGCTGGACTAACTACGCTACTTGGAGAATCAACCTAGAAATCTTCGACGGTCTTGATCGTTGTTATGAAATGGATGGTTGGACTGCTGAGTATGCTAAACAATATGTTGAGGACTACATCAACGAAACATCGTCAGGCCTTGCCAGAGATTATGCGCTAGCGTTCATCGCTGATGTAAACTGGCACGAGATCGCTGCACACTATCAGGAAGAAACAGTATGAAGATCGTCGGATATCTAGTCACATACTATCTAAGCCTGGAGGGTGGCTTAGAACACTTGGATAGGTTCGATACGTTAGATGAAGCTGAGGACTTCGTAGACCGTTTAGAACCTGAGGAGTTCTGGATTAACCCAATCGTAGACTTATCTGGAGAGTAAACATGAAATCTAGTGACTTTGTATTGTATCTTGGTGGTAGTGCTTTTGGTGTATTGTTCGCCTTCATGCTCTTTATAGGATTAACTATATGATTCAGTTATACTTCAATGGCAAGCCTTGTGAGATAGTTAGCAGGGACTCTACTGACGGTACAGTCTGTATCCGATACGCAGCTGATCATCCGAATTGGCCCTTCCCGAATTATACTTGGGTTGATCCTAAAACCTTATCTAAGCTTAGGCAGTCTAAACACGCTAAGCAATTAGAGGCTCTACAAGGCATTGAAGATGCTCTTATGTAGGTAGGTGTCACCTTAGCCTAGATAATCGCTTCTAGGCCTGTTTTAATCGATTCTAGAGGGTATTCTATGACTAAAGAGATGTTAGATGAGTTGTTGTACTTAATCGAGCTTCAAATTAAGGCTAACATAGCCATTGCCTTAGGCCATGCTGATGCCGCTGATAAAGAAGCAGAAAAGGAACATGTTCAGTATTACAGGCTTGTTTCGTTGATTGACTCTATGAAGGACGATCTAAAATGAGATGCATCAGCTGCAATGAAGCCTTAAGTGACTACGAAGCCTCTAGGCGTAGCGTTCGAACACACCAGTACATTGACTTATGCAATGATTGTTTTCGTTATGTCCGTGACGATATCGCTGCTGTAGGTAATGTACGTTTGATCAATGAAGGAGATGATGACATTGTAAGCAAACGTAACAGCACTGATGATTGACTTGACAACTTTGGTTTTCTCTGATACCCTAAATCTATATAGGCTATGTAGGCTACTTAGGCTATGTACTAAGTATATACTATGTATAATATTTAATATATACTTAGTACTTAGTCTAAATAGTCTATGTACAGTAGGGCTTAACATAAGGATTGTTCGAAATGTACCCTGACGATGAGTTTTTACCTGATGAAGCCTTTGACTACACTAAAGGCGAGTACGAAGATATGCACGAAGACCACAACATCAATGATGTGTTAAATCGTTTTGTTCGCTTATGTCAAGAGTATGGTTTTTACTTTATGATGAGGCAATTAACTAAGGCTCTGAACGCTAAAGGGTTCAACGTATGAGAAAGCGTATACAGCCACGAAAGCGTAAGGTTAACCCCTACATAGCCTACCTAGAGAATCATGGCCGCCATGCCACCTTAGAAGACCTTCTAGAGGCATTCCCTAACAAGACCTCTAAGCAGATCAGAGACTCTATGTCTAAGTTAGTTGATAACTACACTGTTGATAGGGATATCAGGAAGGATGATCATCAATACTTGATATCGTACTCACTAGGTGGATACAACACTAGGGACAACACTGGTATCTGTTGGCATAACCCTTTTAACTTGAGGTAACACTATGAGTGGTGATCACAACATGTATCAAAAAACTAAGTCATACCTTGATGACTTTGAATGTCCACGCTGTGGGCATTGCTGCCAATCTGAGGTGGAGTGGGTTGGGCTGACGGATGAAGAAATAAAAAGTGTTTGTTACAAACGAGATTGGACTGCGCCTTGGACTGATACGACTTTTGCAAGAGCCATTGAAGCCAAGCTGCGGGAGAAGAATCATGGATAGAGAAGCTATGCAGATGGCGCTAGAGGCTTTGGTGGAAATCAACAAGTTGAGTGTTGGTGAAAACGCCATCTGCCTGCCAGCGGAGATCGATGGTGCAATGGACGCCCTGCGCCAAGCACTGGAGACAAAGCGTGAATGGGTTGGGCTGACCGCAGATGAAATCTGGAAATGCAACAAAGCGAGTGGCAGTGCTGTGGAGTTTCACATTTGCTATGCACATCAGAACGTGGAGGATTTTGCGGAATCTATCGAAGCCAAGCTAAAGGAGAAGAATCAGTGAACTACTTAGCCACTCATGTTGGCTGTGATGATTGTGGATCTAGTGATGCATTGTCCGTATCTGTTAACGATAAAGGAGAAACTTGGTCACACTGTTTTGCTTGTGGTACGAATACTAAAATGTCTGAACATGTTGATAACTTCAGACAAAAGCAAACAAAGTCTGCTAAGGTGATTCCAATGTTAGATGGTAAGTATCAGTCTATACCGCTAAGAAACCTATCCAGAGATGCCTTAAAAGCCTTTGGTGTGATGATCACTGATGAGGGTGGTGTAGCTTTTCCCTACTGTGATGCTGATGGTAAGGTCACTGCATACAAGGTAAGACATGATGCAATGAAGACTGATTGCACCATCAAAGGTGATTGGTCTAAAGCAGGTTTATTTGGAGCGCAGTTATTCGCTAAAGGTGGTAAGAACATCACTATCACTGAAGGTGAGTTTGATGCTGTTGCTGTCTATCAAATGAATGGTATGCGGTATCCAGTAGTAAGCATACGCAATGGCGCACAATCAGCACTAAAGGACTGCAAGGACAACTATGAATATCTTGACTCTTTTGAAACCATTGTTATCAGCTTTGATGCTGATGAGGTTGGTAAGCAAGCTGCTACGAAGGTAGCTGATCTATTTGGTGCTAAGGCTAAGATAGTCAAGCACAGACAACCACATAAAGATGCTAATGACTATCTCAAAGATGAGATGATCAAGGAGTATATCCAGGATTGGTTTGCTGCTGAGGTCTATGTACCTGATGGGATTATCGAAGGATCAAAGCTTTGGGAAGAGATCAACACTCCAGCCATTAAAGCCTCTTGTGACTATCCTTGGCATGGGTTGAATGCTTTGACCTACGGTATCCGTAAAGGTGAGCTGGTGACGTTTACAGCAGGATCTGGACTGGGTAAATCACAGGTGCTTAGAGAGATCGTATACCACATCTTATGTAAGACTGAGGACAACATAGGATTGATGTTCCTCGAGGAGTCTACTGTTCGCACTGCTAAAGGTATCATGTCTATTCATGCGAACAAGCCACTGCATCTACCTGACACAGCGTACACTGATGAGGAGTTTAGAGATGCCTTCGAGCACACTCTTGGCACTAATAGGGTTTATCTT